AGTAAACGTCCAATGATTTGCTTCACGTGAAGCAGCTGTCAAGAATTCCATAAAAATATATGGAATTGATTGTACTTGAAGCTGACCTGTTTGTGGATTAGGTTGAACATGGATAATGACTGGATTATCCAAGGTGAGAGTTGTTTCTGTTTGTGCAACTTCAATACCAATAACGGTACGACCGATGTGGTCAATAATTGTAGTAATTTTACTCATGATGTGTTATTTTAACTTATAGATTTTACTTTTCAACAGATTTTTCTGCTTTTGCTGGTTTAAATTTATCTACTTCAGCTTTCCAAGCAAGAATACCTTGTCTCATAGACTCAATACCTGGATGATTATTCTTACCGGAGCCATCATCATGGCCCATCATAAGATTAGATACAATTTCAAGAACTGCATTAATTCCAAGGTTTTTACCTCTCCAGAAAGCTGGATGCGCTTTAGGTGTGTTGTCGTGTTCGGGTTGATCTAAGTATTCCATATATTAATATATATAGTTTACTAAAGATAATGCAACATATTAGAATCCAAAGAGATCATCCAACTCTGTTTTAACATTATCAGTAGGTTTACGAATTCTCCAATTAACTGAATCATAAAAACGTTCAATAGAGTTAAATAAAATCTTTTCAAACATTAATACATAGTCAATTGTAAATAGGTTCTGAAATTCAGGATTATAATCATACTTAAAGCCAATCGTCGTAATTCCATACTTGTTTTGCTTTTCAACGTAAAGATATCTAATTTTATCACCTGAAGTAATAGTTTCACTCTTACCATCAATTTTAGACATAATCAAATTATGATAATAAGCTGACTTTACATGAATAGGCATACCTTTAGCTACTAAAAACTCTTTGCAAAGAGGTTCATATTTTTCATATCCCTTAATACCCATAACAAAAGCAATCTCTTCAGGAGCAAGACTCTTAAACACTTCAAATGTTTCGTTTAGTAGCTTATTAGTTTGATTTTGAGATTGTGTTAGTAACATTGTCTCAATAATCTTCTTAGCATACGGTTTAATAGCATTAGGCATCGTTGTACGTACAACTTCTACACCAACATATTTAAATTTGTCTACCTTAAGCCCTTCATCATCAAGAATATGCATAACATATCGCTTTTTTTGAAGAAATACAGCAACATCTGCAATACACTCACGTTTAAACACAAATCTACTATCTTTTGTAAGAAGATTCTTCTTAGCCCACGATGTAATACCAGTATTAAGGTAATCTTCAAGGTTATTCACCGTTTTATAAAACTTTTCTGATACTTCACCATCTTCTTTAAGAGGTACCTGATCCTTTATACATTCAAGCGAGAAATAACACGAGTCTGTATCAGAATATACCCAACTCTCATTAAGAATGTGCTCATTTGTTACACCAAAGTTAGTAGTTAAGTAATCTTGCAGTAGTTTACCTGCTTGCTTAATAACGGCTTGACCTGTTAGAGTAACAGATGATGCAATATCATCATCTCCAATTGGAGCTTGCTTGTTACCCATATAACCATAACAACTATTTACAAGAATCTTAATAACCATTTGCTTAGTATTAAGTCTTTCTACCTCAAACTGTACTTTTTCGTAATCTTTATCTGTTTTATTAAGGGTTTGTAGTAGTTTACGCGCTTTAAACAGTTCTTCCTTAATAATAACACGCTCCTTATAGTAATGATCTAAGAATTCAGGAATAATACCTTGTTTTTTCTGTGTAAACAAAAATCCTGCTTTTGTTATAGCTAATTCTTCCTGCTTAATAAACGTACTAAACTTTTCCTTCGTCAAAGTAAATGATTTACCTGATACATGATATACAATAAAATTATTATCATCAGTTTTTTCTAATCTACCTACCTTAGTCTCGGGAGATAAATTAAGTGCAATCATAACATTAGGGTATAGGGAGTTAGCATCAAATGATACAACGTTTTCTTTAAATCCATGCTTAGGTTCAGCTACATATGCACCAGGATTCTTACCTTCTAATTGAGGTCTGACAAACGTTGCAATAATTTCCTTACGTTTACGAGCTTTAATAGTAAGTGCACCATTAATAACAGAGATAGTACCCATCGCTCCTTCAAGAGTAGTTAACCCTACGTATGATAACATACGTAATAATAGTACATATTGTAACTTCTCTTCAAGTTTAACAAGTAAATTAACATCTTGAATGTTATATTTAACAAATGTATCCCAGTCAGTCTCAGATAGGGTAGCAAGATTAATACCACCGTAATCAACCTTACGTTCATTAAGCTCAACTTCACCAATTGCATCAAGCTTATATGATTCACGAAGTTTTAAGCAAAAACGCTTATAAATATCGAGATAGTCAATACAAGCTACACCACTAATATAGTAACGCTTTACTTCTCTACCAAATTTACCTCTCATAGTACGGTCGTAAACTTGACCGACAGGTGAAAGTCTATTTACATACTCTTGACCGAGTAACCTTTCAATTCGATTAATAATATAAGGAATATCAAAGAATTCAGAATTCCAACCACTAAGAATATCAGGAAAATCAGATTCAATATACTCAATAAACTTAATAAAAAGCGCTCTTTCATTTTTACAGTGATAATATATCACATTATCAGCTTTATTGTCATATGGATTAAGTCCAAAAGTATGAAACTTCTTACTAAAGCTATCATAACACGTAATAACGTTAACCGTATGAGTTGGATCTTCTGTATTAGGAAAGGAATCGGGTGAAAAAGTCTCGATATCTAGAAACACCATACGTAAAGGGTGTTGAGTAAATTCAGGTGTTTCATTCTCACGCCAAAACGTTTCTAGAAGATACTGCTGTACAGTTGGTATATTTTCAAATAGTCTTCTATTACCGGAATCAGCAATATACCTAGTTCTATCATATTGTGTATTAAATGCACGTTTTTTAACCTTCGTACCGTAAATAGAGATCTTATCCCCATCAGGAGATTCAAGATATAAATACGGATTAAACGTTACATCTCTCGTTATACGCCTACCTTCATCATCCCAAGTAAAAAGCTTAATTGATTGATCTCGACTATTATAAACTGCATTCCTGTAGGCCATTCTCTCTCTCATTATAAATTATGAGAGAGAATTATCAACCTATTACGGGTTATAGCGCTTTAAATATTTACGTTCTGGTGAACCGTAAGGTGTATTAAGTACTTCAAGATGACAGCCAATATTTTCATCTAATTCGAGGAAGCGTTGTGAGCCTATTTGTCTAAACAGCTCTACATTTCTATAATATGCTGCCTTATTTTTAAGAACCGCTTCAAGCTTTTGTTCAAGATCTTCACCTGTTTTAAACTTAAGATCTGCTGGAGCCTCCTTATATGTATCCATATCTTGAACAAGACAGGGAAGTCCAAGCACGCAAGCTTCAATGAATTTAATATCTGACTTAGAATTATTAAATGTATTGTCTTGTAGAGGTGCAATCATTACTTGTGCATTAAGACTAGCAATAAAAGTAGGGTATTTATTTAATGATTGCCATGGATGGAATTCGATCTTACCGCTTTGAGCGTAAGGTAATAGGGGTGGTGGAAATGCGCCTACAAACACCCACTGATATTTATCAAGTGTATTACGAACAACATCTAACACGTGCGAAAAGTCATCAATACCACCATTTTTATTATCTACGTCGTAGTGAGCACCCGAGCCTGTATAAAGTACTCTTGGTTTCTTTTTATTTTTATCGTAATTATTCCAAATCTGCTGCTTATTATACTGATAACCCATCCAGTGATAAGGTACAAAGTTTGGTACAACTGTAATTTCTTTTTTACCTGTTCTTTCTTGATATAACTTACGCATGTAGTCGCAAGTAACAACAACCTCATCACACATATTAATAATCTCTATGCAATTATTGCGGATCTCATCATTATCAAATGCAAACTTGAATTTATTATAGTCAGGAATATCTTCTCTAAAAACAACATCATCAACTTCATATACAATCTTAAACCCGTGTTCTTTTTGAACATTTTTAAGATATTTTATAAATTCTTTTTGATCATTTGATGCTTGACGCTGCACCTTAACACACTTCACACCACTATACCAGCGTGGATCAAAGATCATTGCTGTTTGTGATTGTGAGCAACCAAGTCCTTCAGAGTTAATCAACAGTTCAGGCCATAAAATACGCCAAAACCCACAACCCGAATAATCTGCTAGATAATTTACATATCTTGGAAGCGATAATTCGCGAGGTTGTTGATTTTCTTTTTGTTGTGGTTGAACAACGCTATCTACAAAGGGGTTAACGGTATGTGGAGCAAAAGGGCTGACAAATGGTTGCACGTGCATTTAATATATATAGATTAGTTGTTTGAATATTCAACCCTACTTGTAATACCGTTTTTCTTTTCTAGAAAAATAATGTCACCCGTAACGGCTTTTAGAGATTCTTTTCTATGAGAAATAATAATTGAACATTCATTTAAAGATTCAACGCGCTCTTTTAATATTTCCGTAATTAGCTCTATACCTTTAGCATCAAAAGAGGAATCAAATAACTCATCGTATACAGCAATATTATAACTTACACCACCCTGTAAACGTCTAATATCTGAAAATGCAAACAAACATGCTAAATCAATTGATTTGCGCTCAGCACCTGAAAAATTAAAGTAAGAACATACCTTATTATTATCATTTACAATTTCTTCTTCAAAATATTCATTAAAAACACAAGTAGAATTCGAATCTAACTTACGAAGATAAAAATAAAGCTTGTTGTTAAGTAATTCAAGTAATTTATTTACAATATATGACTTAACTCCTTCTTCTGATACAATGAATTTTACAATATCTAGCTTACCTAATTCTTTAGTTGTTGTACTAACGATGGATTCAAGCTCCATAGCTCTGTTTTGTGTATGTTCAATAAGAATATCAAACTCATTACTATCATTAGACATCACTTCAAGATCTGCCTTAAGTTCTTCCTGCCATTTTTGAAGCTGGTTAATACTATTCTGTATATTTTGCTTTGTCTGAAGTAGTAAGTTAGCACTATTATACTGTTTAGTAGTATCTTGTATATGAGTTTTAACCTTTTCTTTAAGATCTTTTGCTTCCTGTACCTTTGTCAGGGATGCTTTAAGCTCTGCAGCAAGTGCAACTAGCTCATCTTTGAGTTGTTGCTTCTCTTTTTTAATAGTCGACTTGTCATGATCTTCTATAGCTCGCAAACACACGGGACATTTCGATTTATCTGTACCGATTTGTTCATAATATTCTTTTTTATGAGTTATATTGGCTTTTTTAGTAGTACTTTCTTCAATAAATTCTGTGATTTTATCATCACACTTAGATAATTTTAACTCTAACTCCGTTACTTGCTGTTTATAATTGTTTATATCTTCAGCTTTAGGTAAGTTCTCTAATTTTGTAGATAGATCAACAATTTCTTGTTCGTTATTACGATGTCTTTGTATATAAAGTTTATGTTTGTCTTGTTTTTTCTCTAAACTTTTTGCTTTTTGCTGTATATAACCATCAAGGGTATTAGATACTTCATTAAATTTTGTTAATTGTATATCATTTTCACGCTTTATTTCATTGTACTCTGATCTAAGTGCAGTAACCATTTTACTAAACACTTCCATACCAAAAATATCCTCAATAAACTTACGTTTTTCAGTCTTACTCTTTGCCATAAACGGTACAGCATTGTTTACCGTCATAATAACACAGTTTTGAAATACAGCAGGCGATGCACTTAATACTTCACCTATATATTTTGTAGTATTTGCCATACTATCACGGGTTTTATCTATACCATCTTTATAAACATATAGTTTAGCAGGTGATAAAGTACGAATTACTTTAAATTTGTTATTGCCACGTGGTGAATCTACCTCAAAATCGAGTTCGATATGTGTTTTACCACCTGTAATATTATTAACAATTAATTCTTTCTTAATTTCGCGTAATGTATCACCAAAAATTGCAAAGTATAGTGCATCAGCTACTGTAGATTTACCTACCGCGTTTTGTCTATCAGGTTTATCCATGTTTCTACCTGTTAGAACGTGTAAACCACGATTAAATTCAACAATTACAGGCTCCTCACCTACAGAAAGAAAGTTTTGTATTGCGATTCTTGTAAAATTTACTGTTTTCATTAAATGCAGTTGTTATAAAGTTCAATAGTGTAATCTAATATTTCCTTTTTATTATCTACTTCGAGTAAATTAACAAATTCTGATATGGCTTGCGTTATATCGATACTAGAAAGATCTTTTTCTTTACTATTATTACTAATTTTGTTATAATTTATATCATAGTCAATAGAAATACTTTGTGGTCTTAATTGATTAAGCTTTGTTGTAAGTATATTAAGGTCTTCTTGTGATATATTACGGTCTATCTTAAGCTTTACAATATTATTACTAAGCATTAACCTAATTTCCTCTGTTATTGTCTCGTATCTTATAAGTTCACTAAGACTAACCTTAATATGGTGAGGGGAAATGGTGTTTTCAGTAAATTCATACTCTAAAGTATCAAGATCTAATATATAATAACCTTTAAAGTTATCTGCATCACCGAAATCCATCTGAAATGGGTTACCAACATACAGAATAGTACCAAAACCAAAGCGTTTTTCGTGTCTAACATGGAAATGACCGGAAATAACAAGATTACTACGTTGTAATAACTCTTTTATACTCATTCCTTCTTCACAAACCTTATAAGCGTTCATTTTAAACGTCTCAATCTCAAAATGTCCAAAGATTACATCACTTTTAGGTATATCTGCTATACTAGTATTCCACGGACACAATGTAATTATACGATCAAACGCAGTAAACGTAGTGATTTTATCAAAAATAGTTACATTATTACGTGTTTTAAAGATAGAAAGTGAATTTACATCAGTTCTATGCTTATAATATACGTCATGATTACCAGTTATCGCAATTAAATTAAAATCTTTAAATATTTCAAGTATATCTGCTGATACTTGTAGTGTATTAACTGATATTTCACTTCGATTATGATGCCAATCACCGCAAAATATGATATCTTTAATATTTTGACGTTTAAACTCACTAGCTAGCCATGTAGCCCACGTAGTTGCTACTTCATGCCATTGTGTACTGTTGGTATGTACGCCTAAATGTAAGTCGGAAACAATACCGACACGTGGTTTATTGATCATTATCGTAGGAATCATCGTCATCATCTAAAATAGGCTTAACATATATATAACCACCGTTGTCAGGATCAGTCATAATGTCTTCATATACCTTTTCTCGGTAGTTTTTTTCAGCTTCGTGATGTCTTTTTTCTTTTTTAATGCGATTAATAAAAGCATTAAAGGCAATCGTTGTAAAGTATGAAAAGGGGTTAGATTCTGTATCAAAACTATACTTCTTACGTGATAATGCTGAATACATCTTAATAAGAGCATCACCAATCATATCATCTTTGTAGGTATAATTAATAAAATTGCTATTAAAGCTTAGTCCATAAGCAATCTTCTTTACATTTTCAGCTAAATCATCAGTTAGCACGTCAGAATCATAAAATCTTTTTAAAGATTCTTTAAATTCTTTAGGACTTATATAGTAATCAGCTTTGGACATATAGTAATTGTATTGTCACTAGTGAAAATATCAATATATTTTTATAACTTTTTCTGAATAGTGGATTTTCTCTTGTTTATAGATTTCTATACGTTTTTCGCCGTGTTTTTGACCGTAATGCAGCAAATCACACATATCTATGATAGTTAACTGTGTTTTACTTGTATGTAACCGTAATCCACGACCTATTGACTGTACAGTTCGTATAAAAGACTTACCTCCTGCAGCAAAAATGATGTTATGCAGGTTTTTTATGTTGACTCCTGTGGAAAATATAGCACTTATAGCAATACACACCACATTATCACTGGTTTCCATGACTTTTTTAATGATTTCCCTCTCTTTTACATCGATTTCACCACGAATAAAGTATATTTGCTTGGTTTTACACAACTTTTGCAGTGTTTCATGTAGTATTTTACCGTGTTTGATGTGATTTACAAGGATTAATGTGTTATTTGGTAGTTTTTCACTAAGTTTTGCTAATAATTCACTCCTTTTTACACTTTCATACAAGAAATCTAGTTCATTTCTGTACTTACTGTCAGTTAACTGTGGAATATTAACGAATCCATGATCAATCTTAAGGATTTTTACCCCTACATTGGTTAAATACTGCTCAGAACGTAAGTCAAAGCTCGATTTTTCATATAAAACAGGTCCAATCTTACCAATAATGAACCATTTATCTAAATTATCCTGCGGAAGTGTGCCTGTAAAGCCATATCTATTACGAGTTTTAATCTTAGTTATGATTTTA